TATAATTGATAATAAATTAATAAATAATAATCAAATAAATAATTCTACAAAATATAATATTCCCAAAATTAATAATAATAATTCAAGTATTGATAAAAAAAATAAAGATAATATTAAGAAGGAAATGATTAATAGTCTAAATGATGAAAGTCCAAAAATGGAAATAAATAAAGATGATATTTTTATAGATATTCCATTTAAAAATTCGAAAGAAGAAGTTTCTGCCGATTTAGTTAATATTCAATTAGATGATAAAAGTAATATCGAAACATTTGATAATAAAGCTAAAAAAATTCTTGAATTAATAAAGGAAAATAAAAAGAAAATTACAAATAATTTATATATAATTTCTTGTAAATATGATAATATATATTATAGATATAATTCAATATCATTATCATTATTAATTATATCAACTATAATAACATTTATTGAAGCAATAAGATTAACAATTATAAATTATGATACACAATTTAAAGGGTCAGAAATTAGTAAATATATTTCACAAGATACAATATCATTAATAATTAATTGTGTATCATTATCATTAAGTACAATATTAACTATATTAAGTTCAATAGCAAGATTTAAGAATTATAAGGAGAATATGGATAAATTAAAAGTAGTACATGACACATTATTTAATTATAAGAATTTATATGATAAAGAGAAAGATTTAATTCATTATTATATGATTAATAATGAATTAAATTCTGAAATATTTAAAAAAATTCAAGATACAATTGAAGATTATAATAAAGAAATTAAAAATATAAATATTTTTGAAAATATTAGAAATACAGATATCATTAAATTTAATAATATTAAAGTTAATCATGATTTAAGACTTCATCAATTAGCATCAAAAAGAGAAATAGAATTATTAAAAATTACTAATTCTACAAATAAAAAGAAGGAAAATCTTAATAATAATACTATTACTTGCTGTGGATTTAATTAGAATAAGCGAGACCACCCATACCTGAAAGAATACGAAGAACATTATAATTAGTAGTATAAATATAAATATTGCCAGCAACAGCAGATGAAATAGATAATATAGCAGTATCTATACGAGACATATTAAGAGTTCCTGATGGTTGTTGTTCTTCCGGTTTAATAGCAAAAGAATAAACATTGATACCTTTATGGAAGACGTCAGGGGTATTTTCGTGATGTTGATAAGGTTGAACGAGAGAGAAATAAGTTCCATCACGTTCAGCAAAACGATCATTACCATTTAATTGTATTTTAGCGGTAGATGTAGGATTATTACCAATATAAGTTTCATTATCACCATCACGATCACTGAAATTAGTCCAATATAAATTTTTATCAGTATTACCAGTAGCACGATTTGGTTTAATATACCATACTAATTCTTTACAAGGATGATTGAAATTCATACGAATTGATTTCATGGTATTAGCACCAGCAGAAATAGTATCGCTACCTGTGAATTGAAGTTGTTCTATAAGATATTCATGAGTTAATTGGGCGAAACGACGGCGTTCATCAGTATCAAGGAAAATATAATCAACCCATAGAGAAACATCACTTAATGAAATTTTAGAACTATCACCTAGAATTTCAGAATTGTCAAGACTGGAACCAGTAATAACATCACCAGATTTATTAATCATATCAAAAGCACGATTAGAGAAATTTTTAGAAGTATCAACTAAATTCGCTCGTTCTTCAAATTCAATATTAATTTTAACTTCATGATATTGAAGGGCGATTAAAGGAAGAGCAAGACCAACATTGCGACAGAACCAGAATTCAATAGGTACATTTACATAATAAGATTGTTTAGCACCAAGATATATAGAATGATTATATCTATCACCACCAACCATTAGATAATATCCATCACGTTTTCCAGCAGGGAGAGAGAGTTCATTCCATATATATAACCATTCGGCATAATGCTTGTCTATACGTTGTCCACCAATTTCAAGTTCAATTGTTTTTAAGAGTTTTAATCCAAAATAAGGAACTAAGGCAACACCATTATTAGGACTGGCGGCAACAGTTGCTGGTGAAGCATTTGTAAATTCGTCATTATCATTTGTGAATTTTGCTCGTAGATAAACACGATTAATTAAATCACCATTGCGAGTTATTTGACAAGTAACACGAGAACCAAATGTAGGATTTCCATTAAAAGTTTGTTCTATTGCTTCAATAGCAAAATTACTATGGCGTTTATAAGTTACTTTGAAGAAAGTAATTTGTGGATTACCAGTTAAATAAACATCTTGAGCTCCATAAGCGACAAGTTGAAGAAGACCACCACCCATTTATGCTATATTCTTTATACTATAATAGGAGAAAAAAAGAATAATTAAATTAATTAGAATAGGCGAGACCACCCATACCTGAAAGAATACGAAGAACATTATAATTAGTAGCATATGTGAAAAGAGTTGCTTTGCTACTATTATATGTTTTGGCACCAAAAGTACCATTATAAACTCCTAATTGGAGAATTGCGGTATCAATACGAGACATATTAAGAGTTCCTGATGGTTGATGTTCTTCTGGTTTTAGAGCAAATGAATAAACGTTAATACCAGCATTTGTTGGTATATTTTCATGATGTTGATATGGTTGAACGACATTAAAATACATACCATCACGAGTAGCAAAACGATCATTTCCATTTAATAATAATTTAGCGGATGTAATAGGATTAGAAGGATATAATAATTCAATATTATTACCAGTTAAACCATTATAACTTAATTTATTTTTAAAAGCAGATACAGATGTATCAGCATCAACAACACTATTATTTATAGTAGTATAATTAAACCAGTTATTAACATTATTATCACTGTATGATAAGAACCATATTAATTCTTTACAAGGATGATTAAAATTAAGTTTAACTTTGGGATTAACAGAAGATACAGTTTCTTCACCTGTGAATTGAAGTTGTTCTATAAGATATTCATGAGTTAATTGGGCGAATTTACGGCGTTCATCAGTATCTAAAAAGATATAATCAACCCATAATGAAGCAGTAAAAGATGGTTTTCGATCAGCATTGCCATTATTTACAGATTTACATTTAGTTTCTGATTCAAAATTAATATTAATCTTAACTTCATGATATTGAAGAGCGATTAATGGAAGAGCGAGACCGATGTTGCGACAGAACCAGAATTCAAGTGGAACATATAGAGTAGAATTAATCGTATTTCCAACAGTACCACCATAAGCACCAACCATATTATTCCATCCATCACGTTTGCTAACAGGAAGAGTTAATTCATTCCATATGTAAAGCCAATGAGCATAATGACGATCTATGCGTTGTCCACCAATTTCTAATTCAACATAATTAAGAATACGTAATCCAAAATATTTACAATAATTTTCAGTTCCAGTTAATTTTAATTGTAGATAAACACGATTAATTAAATCACCATTGCGAGAAATTTGACAAGTAACACGAGAACCAAAATCAGGAGTTCCATTAAAAGTTTGTTCTATTGCCTCTATTGAGAAATTAGTATGACGTTTATAAACAGACTTGAAGAAAGTAATTTGTGGATTACCAGTTAAATAAACATCTTGAGCTCCATAAGCGACAAGTTGAAGAAGACCACCACCCATTTATGCTATATTCTTTATACTATAATAGGAGAAAAAAAAGAATAATTAATTTAATTGGAATATGCGAGACCACCCATACCTGAAAGAATACGAAGAACATTATAATTAACGGCGTAAATATGTATTGAACCATTAGCAGATGAACCATTTACAACTGATAAAACAGCTGTATCAATACGAGACATATTGAGAGTTCCTGATGGTTGATGATCTTCTGGTTTTAGAGCAAATGAATAAACATTTATGCCACAATTAGCAGGAATATTGGTATGATGTTGATAAGGTTGAACATAATTGAAATATGAACCATCACGTTCAGCAAAACGGTCATTTCCATTTAATTGAAGAAGACATTTAGAGAATGGATTAACAGCATCTTTATTAAATCCGGGTTCCACATTATAAACAATTTTATTTACATATGATGTTTGATTATCAGAATCGGCAGCACCACTATATTCATGGATTGATTTATTGAATGCTTGAACGCTTCCACCACCTAATACATAAGTAGCAGTACTAAATGTATTATCAGATTTCATTGTATAATTATACCATTTATTCACAGTTGTTGATGTTGAAAATTTGCCAACCCATACTAATTCTTTACAAGGATGATTAAAATTAAGTTTAACACGAGTTGGAGTATTAGCGGTAATTGCTTCTCCCCCTGTAAATTGAAGTTGTTCTATTAAATATTCATGAGTTAATTGAGCGAATTTACGACGTTCATCAGTATCTAAAAAGATATAATCAACCCATAAATTTACATTATTAAGAACTGCCGGAGTAGATACCGGAACAGTTGCCCCAGTATCTATTTTATACATACAATTATTAACATTTTCGAATTCAATCTTAATTTTAACTTCGTGATATTGAAGAGCGATTAATGGAAGAGCAAGACCAATATTGCGACAGAACCAGAATTCAAGAGGGATATATAAAGTAGAACCAGCTTTTGTTACATCACTATCAGCACCAACCATAAATTCCCAAGCAGAACGCTTGCCAATAGGAAGAGAAAGTTCATTCCATATATATAACCAATCGGCATAATGTTTATCGATTTGTTGCCCACCGATTTCAATTGAAACAGATTTTAATAAACGGAGACCAATATAATTGACATAATAATCATCAGTTCCAACTGGTGCTGGTAATTGAACTTGAAGATAAGCACGATGTATTAAATCACCGTTGCGAGAGATTTGACAATAAATAGTATTACCGAAACCAACGGCACCGGAAAAAGTTTGTTGAATTGCTTCCATGGCAAAATTAGTATGACGTTTATATACAACTTTGAAGAAAGTAATTTGTGGATTACCAGTTAAATAAACATCTTGAGCTCCATAAGCGACAA